GGGACGTGACTCTGAGCCGCCTCTGTGGTTCACCGTTGGCCGACTATAGTTCGGGCTACCGGTTGAAACTGAAATGCTCGTTTGAGTATTAAGAACATTAACTTCGTCAGGGCTATTGGGTACTTCGTTGCTTTGCTTGTTCAACGAAACACTTCTTACGAATGTTCCAGAGACGCCACCTCCGGATAAGCCGTGATTGTGCGATGAGTTCTGATCGCCTTGGTTGCTGCCTAGCGTTCGACCGCTATCAACCGTATGACCATCACTCCAGCCCCGGATAAACTCACCACGCAAATCAGGCACGTTGAACGTGGTAGACCCATCACCAACGCCGTACTGTGTCCCGATCGCTGCAAACAACACTGAAAATGTTGATCGACTAATCGCAGCACCGTTTGCTTTTATGTAACCAGTTGGAGCGGTAGATCGTGCTGAATAAATAACCGTTCCAGCAGGCGTCTGGTCAGTTACTGCCGGAATCGCAGCAATTTGAGCATCAACGTACCCCTTATTGCTGGCCATATTTGTCGTCGTTGGAGAGCCTGTCAGGGTCAGGTCTCCCGTTAGCGTCCCGCCAGCCAATGGCAAATATGTAAGAGCAGCGTTCGTGATTTGTAGATATTTAGAGGCAGCATCAGCATCAGTAATCCCTTGAGGGTCAACCCGAACGAAAGCCGCGCCGTCATATACCTTTAACTCATCCGGCGTTTGAGATGTATCAAGCCATAATTGACCTAAAGCTGGACCCGAAGGTGCTGTGCTGCTTGGACTTGTAGCAACTGACGAACCAGGCAGAAAACTGACAATTGTAAAGCTTGCACCGTTATAAACCTTCAGAACTGGCGGGTTTGTGCTGGTGTCAACCCAAAGCTGACCGTTGTAAGGACTTGTTGGAACAGTCGTTCCAACCGTTAGACCCAGCTGCGCCAGCCTGATTGCCAGGTTGTTAGCCGTAATTTTGCGCGTCTCGCTCGCGCTAATGCTTGTAAACGGAACAATGTCTTGACTATCAACCGTCGTTGCGGCTGGTAACTGAGAAATGCGTGCGTCAGCCATTAGTAACCAATTACTGTGATGTCAACAAGGCCAGTGACCCCGGTCCCGCTGGAGTCCAGACACTTAATAGTAACGGAGCTGGTGGTTTTAGCCGTAACGACAGCCGTAACAGCAGTGCTTCCACCTGTCTGAAGAGCTGTAATCGAAACGCTTGAAACCGCTCGGAATGTTTTGGTCAACGCTACTGCCGTTCCAACGTTAGAAATTGAAACATCGTTTTGCTTCTCGATCACGTCGGGATAGTCAAGCTGAGCCGTTAATGCCGTGATGTTGCCAGCAGTCGTCCCACCGTCAGGGCTTTTAAAGCGAGTCTCAACGCGATACACGTCGCCAAGAAGTTTTTCATATGGGGCATAAGGGTGAACAATACCGCCTTCTGTTAGCTCATTGAGATCGTAATATCTCTGCTCGCCTAATATTTTGAATCCATAAGCCGCATAAGTTCCAGACGCAGAACCGGTCAGAACTATTGCAGTACCACCCTGACTGGAAGCAACTCGAAATGTCGTAAGCGTTAGGTCAGTGGATACCACATAGTAAAGAGTGCTTGCTGATATTCCCGTGGGGAGAGATCCAGAAACAGCGACAAATTCTAAAGTGTCGTTGAGATTTAAGTTATGTTCAACAGTGATTCCGTTTCTTTGAATTGAGAAATTGTTATTAGAAACATCTATCACAAGAGGCTTGTCTTCTTGCAAAACATTAAAATCATTTTCTTGCGCTATTTCAGTCGCTTCACCTGTTAAGGCTACTAGCGAATGAGAATATGTTGCTGTTGCCGTCGTAGACAGAAGCAATGCGCTTTCAAGATTATTATTGTCAAAATTCCAGGTAAAATAAGAGTCCAATGTTGGATCTGTTTGAACGATGCTGCCACCGACAACAGAGCAGTTGTCATAGGCTCCAGGCCAGTTGTTGGTTGGCGCATTTTTAGCATCAATTGATTGAACTGCGTTGCTAATTGGAGGAGCGCCAATATTTACCAACACATACGCCGGAATATCTGCACGCCATTGCGTTGCATCAACTGACTTGACCATCACAACGTAACGATCTACATCGAACAAGCTAGTTTCAAACCATTGCTGTTGAGCAGGCAAGCCACCCGAGGCAAGTTCTATCCCAGCCCCCCAGCTAGCAGTAATGTCTAGTCGAGTTTTTAAATCCGCTGGCCCAGCGACGTTATAAGTGCCGTTAGCAGTTCCGCTAAAATTAATAGCCGCCCCGCCATTTGTTGCGCTAACTTTAAATGCTGTACTTGTAAAGCCATCGCTTGCGACGTAGTAAGTTACCCCGTCAGAAATCCCAGTAGGCAGCGTGCCGGATGATGCGGCGAACACAATTTCATCACCAACATCTAACAAGTGTTGATTGACGCGAGTACCGATAACCGTTGCTGTTTTTACTGTTACAAGATCGGTCTGAACATCAAACCCAATAATATTTAAGGCAATATTTCCGTTTTTATACCTGACTTCGTAACTCACGACATCAGCAACAAGACCTTGGTCCCAACTGCCATACTCTGTCGTGGGTAATTGCCAGCTAAAACGCTTGCCACTACTGTTTTGATTTTCAACAACACTAAAGTTGCTTGGAGTGGGAGGCGCAATTTCGCCGCGCTCCACAAAGTCATAAATGTAATCACTTGGACTTTCGCCAAAAATTGAACTCGTAAAATTAACGCGAACGTCGTAAGTATCTGGAGCATGGAACGCAACGGTGTAGTAACCAGTTAAAGGTATGTCTGCCAAGAAATACCAGCCATCATCGTTAGGCGGCTTGACTCCAGGAATTTCGCCAGAAGAAAGGTTTCTAGGTTTGACCCAGCATTTAAAACCACTAATTCGAGGCAAAATCGGGCATGTACCAGGATCAACGATGATTAATTGAGTGCCATCTGGTTGATTGGCGTGCGTAACCGTTGCCCCAAAAGCAACATCACTCAAATCAGGAATAGGATCAAAGGGATCAACGTCATAAACAACCCAGTCAGACTGACTGCCTAAACGATTTACAGAAGAAACGCGAACTTGATACGCATTGCCGAAAGTGTGAGTCGAAAGAGGTATTTCGACTGCTGTTGCTTGCAATGCAGCAATGCTTGACCACTCCGTGTCATCAACCTTTCTCCACTGATACCTGTAACCCCTTACTAAAAGATCAATTGAATTATTTACTTGAGGAGCACGCCATGAGGCCAGAATTGATGTTTGACCATTTGAATAAACAAGAATTGCGCCAACGCTTGCTGGCACACCAACGGGCTGAAGGGTAAAGCGATCCTTTGGTATCGCTACGGGCAAATCGTTGTCAACGTAATCATATTTGCTGCTGTTGTATTGAATAGCTTCAACTTGATAAATCAAAGACTCAACTTCTGATATTGAGATGATCCGATAAGTCGCAGCCTTCATCGATGTCCACTCAAGCACCCATAAAGCGCCGACCTGTGTTGGCACCGCTGAACTCACTTCAAACATAGTTGTAGTTGCGTCGCTTGAAGCATATCGAGCGATTAAATTATCAGCACTTTGCGTTATTACTTCGTCCGAGTCCTCGGTCAAAATATTACCCTCGTCAAAAGTTTGAAAGCCAATATCGCTAGAGCTGACAACAGTTAAAACCTCTAGCTTTGGATTTACTTTTGTCGAGCCATCATTGTTGGTAACCGTCTCCCCTTCAGGGATTACAACAGTCAACGTGTAGTCAGTTCCAGGCGATAACGTTAAGACTGCATCGACTGTAATAAAGTTTCCGTCAACAGCTACGATGCGACCGCCTAAACGTTGACCTTGCTTTAATGGGTCAGCAATTTTAATAATCTCGCCAACGCCAGCCGCAATGCCTTCCGCTCCAATGCGGAAACTAACCTTTTCTGTTTCATACCTGTCACTGAAAAGCGTATGCTTGGCAGCACGTAAAGCTTGACCGCGAGAGGTAACGCCAATCAAGCGAAGATCAACAGGGTTATACCCAAGCTTGTCCAGTAGCTCATCATCTTGCTGGTACTCTGTGACGCTTGAATAAACTTGATTTGGATCATCCCAGTTTGCTAAAACTACGGTCTTACGTGCTGCCCTGGCCGAACCCGTATAGCTAAAACATGGTGACGAGACCTTTCCGTCTTCGCCTACATCTTGAATAACATTGGCTTCGCTAAATTGCTGAACTACGTCTTGCTCTCGGTCCTGCGTTAAATACAGCTCACCTTCGCTGTAATAAATAAGACCCCGGAAACAAGAGGCCAGTGAATTAAGAACCTGATAGACCGAGCCTGGATTTTGCAAGTAAACGTTGCAAGTGAAACGAGGCTCCGTTCCACCACTGCCAGACGGCACAAGTTCATCACAATACTGAGAAACGGTGTAAAGATACCAAGGGTCAATCGCAATAGAATTGATATAACGTTTGACGCCAAAGCGTTCGTTTAGAACGATGTCACGGAAGATCCAAGCAGGGTTATCGGTCCATGCCATCTGAAACGTTCCGTCCCACAACCCCGTGTAGGTACGAGTTGCAGCGTCATAATTGGTAGGAACCTGAACACGCTTACCGCGAAGCTTGACTGATACATCAGGGATCGTGTTGAACTGCCTTGCATCAACCTTTAGCGCGACAAGGCCGGTATTTGGATAAGCGAACTTTTCATCAATAATTTCGACAAAGCTCTGCCAATTAATTGTGTTCTGAATAAAACTACTACTACTGTCAGATGTCAGTCTTGTAAGTCGCACGTTCCAAGGGCCTGTGCCAGGTAGGTCAAACTCATAAGCGCGTTGAAACTCGCTGTTTGATTTTCCGCTAATGGTGGGCGAAGAGATAGTTGTATAACTGCCACCGTTTGAATTGACCTGGATCTTAAATTGAACGCTTGTGCCAGAGATGTCTCCGTTGCTTTCGTTTTGAGCCTGCAAAGAAGGTAAGGCAATGATTACCCGGCAACGCTCTGTGTCCGTATCTGTAATTGCCCTTGTAATCGCACCAGAAGCCTGCGTGACGTTTACATTGACGCCAACAGTATTCTCAGTTGTACTAAATCCTTTAATAGGTGTTTGTGTTTCGTCTTCGCCTAGCCTTGACTTAAGCGTAAAACCCTCAAAATTATTTTTCCCATTAGGATTTTGAATTGGAACGCCGTCAAGGTAAACGTCCTTATTGATGCCATTAGGAAAGCCTTCAAGGACACCTTCGCTTAGCGCATAAACTGTTTTCGCAAATGCAACTGAAAATAAGTTATTAGCTTCAACGACTGGCTGTCTTGATGGATTCTGAACAACAACTGTCTGATTGACAACCTGTTTTGTCGGAGGGGTACTGCGACCACCGCCACCACCGCCAGCACCACTGACCTCTAGGTTGTTCACTTGGGTTTGATCGTCCATCACAAGTAATTCTGCAATTCAAGGCCAAAGCTCAGAACAGGCAAAGCGCCAATGATGCGCTCACCGTAAAGAACAGGAACCACGTCTCCTTGCACTGTATTCGCGTTCGACTTATCAAAGGCAAAGCTGTTCAGTTGTTCATCCCTATCCCGACCTGATGTTGAACTCGACCCGCCACCCAGGCCACCGCCTTTAACATTGGGCATCTTGGGCGTTGGTGTTAACAGGTCTGCTACGCCACCAAAGATCAGTGAAGCGCCGATTGCGCCAACAGCCATGGCTGCCGAGGAACCAAGAGTGAAACCAAACACGGATCCAGCCAGTAAACCGGCAGGCGCAAATAAAACTGCTACAGCAACCAATGCCACGCCAGCAACAATCTTGCCCACTCCACCACGACCGGCAGGCAATGGAGCTAACACCATCCGCTTACTCAGCGGCCACAACATCTGATCTTCATCAAGCCCTTCCGCATGATCAGTTACAACGCGCCAATCGACCCCCTTTTCACCTGACTCCAGCAAATACTGTCTAAGCCCAGGGATCTGCAAGCACAGTGCCCTTAAAGCCTCAGCAGGTGTCTTCACAGCAAGCTGAAACCTGCGTCCATAACGCCGACCAGCTTCTCCTAATAACCGGATGGTAACCATTAGCCGTCGCGCCTCAGAACCATGAACGTATTATCGCGGAAATAGCCGCTGTAAGCCATTATTGCTGAGTCCCGATCAACCAAGTGCTGATAAATCTGATTGGCCTCTACGTCCTCAAATACTGCAACGTGGTTACAAGTGTGATCGTTCCTGATCCGAAACAACAACACATCCCCACGTTGCAAATCAACGGTCTTAGGAATCTTGAAAAAGCCCTCAGCCGCGAAGTTGTCCTCAAAATGCGTAAAACCTCGCTGAGACCATTCACCCTCGTACAAGCGTTCATAATCAGCCATCTCAACGCCCATTTCCTGCGCATACCAATCGCGGACTGCTGAATAACAGTCATAACCGCCATACATCCACGGACGTCCCACCAGACCTACTGACTGGCGCGGATCAAAGTAATAGAACTCTGTGCTGGCACAGTTAAAGACCACATACGGCAAATTCAACGCTTTGGAAGCATTAATGTCCGCAAAGCTCATGCTTGCGTAATCTGCATGGCTATGCCACGAAGCAACAGCATCGTCTAAGTACAAAGCCGTCTCTTCTGCACTAATCACAAACGTGTCAGGCTGTGTTGCGGTGTTGGTACATTCCACCACCGTTCCATCGACAAGCACAAAGCCACAAGCCTCAACAGGGTGAGCCTCTTCTGCATAAGCACGGATGCTTGCTTGCTGTTCGCCCGTAATCGGATTGTTGTACTGAGAAAGCATCGTTTAGCCCATTGCGTCCGTAAGACCAGGAAAGCCGCCAAATGGCAGCCTTGACGTATTACCAAACCTTAGTTGACAACTGGTTAAACGTTTTCCGCAAACATCATTGCTAAGGCTGGCAACGCTTTGATCATTAGCGTTGAAATAATTGCTTCCACTGTAATGGCAGCCAATATTGCTTCTATATCTCCACTGACATTGCTCACGCAACAACCTGCGACCAGGCAATGCACGTCCTTCAAGATCAAATGGAATCGCCAGCTGAAAAGATACCGCTAACTTAGTTTCGCTGCTTTTTTGCTCAACAATCCATTCGTCTGGCCCCCAGTAAGCGTTTGGATCAGCAGCTTCAGCACCGTCAAGATAAGTCGTTAACGTGCGAATCCTCTGGACCGTTGCGCCAACAAGATCTTCATAAGTGTTGGTCAAAGCGGTAATGCCAAGACCTACGTTTGCAAACGTCAAGCTTGGACGCGCCAACTGCCCTTTGGTGTTTAGCTCAAACCCTGATGCCTCTAGAGGCAACGCCGTATAAGTGTTCGTTTGATAGACAACATCAGCGCCATTAACTTGTGACCAATTTGCAAATCTATAAATCGCTTGGTCTGACGAGCCAGAAGGCAAAATTGCTGTAATGTCGAGCGTAAACAGATCAATAATCTGCGGCAGCTGTGGCTTAAAAACTTCAGCGTTAGGAGGCGTTTGCGTCATACATAAACCTGCGTAAGGCCAAACTTGATTCGAGCGTATGCTGGCGTCTCTGGCGTCAAAGTCCAGCCGTCATCTAAAAGATAATTCTTAGCCGCAAGAGTCAATGAAATTGGGACTACCGTCCCGTCAGCAATGTCAACAGACGTTAGAACACCCGTTACAAGATTGGCCGTGTAATTAGCTGGCCTTGTATATCCGGTCAAAGTCAATGCGCTTAAATTTGTATATCCAAGCTTGAGCTGACCAGAAGCAAACGGCCTAGAGAACGTCTTAGTATTTAATGGACTGATCCAGTTAATTGCCTGCCCTCTTGTTGAAAGCAGATAGCTTTCAATTGAATAAGCCTCTTCATTGGTTAAAAGACCAGTAGTGCAATCCCACCTTTCAACGTCTGCATTCAAGCCATCAGTCAAAACTTGACTGTAACCATCCCCAAACTGAGCCCTTTGCACTCTTGAAGTTGTTTTTATGGAAGTGGTCCGTTCAAGCTTGATGTCATTGAAAGATAAATAGGTCATTAGAGCATTCCTCCGCTACGGCGCTCATTCGCCAGCGTTGATAACACGATACCTTGAACCTGACCGGCTAGCTGCTTTTGTGCTGCAGGATTCAATTGATCGCCTTTGTTCTCAACTGTAATATTTATGTTACCAACTGAAACGCCACCACCGCCAGAAGCCTGAACACCTAACTTGCCGCCTGGACCGCGTCGTAAGGGAAGAATAGCCTCAGGACCAGCTTCACCCATGAGCCCGAACCTGCCAGTACCACCGTTGGCGTAGGCAAACATCGTGGGCTTATTGACGATGCCGCCTTTGGCATAAGGCACGATCTTGTTCTTGGCGAATACTCCACCTTTCGCGAATGGAGTACCTGAGAGGCCGCTGTAGTCACCAGAAAGCGGCAGTGAGCCAACTCCACTCCCGAAGCTAGGAGCCGAGCCACTACCAGGCAGCAACCCAACAACGGTGTTCAAGATATACATCGTGATCATCTTCTGAATGATCTGCACTGCCATATCAAGGAAGTAACTCGCAATATTTCTGAAGAATCCAGCTAATGCTTCCTGAGTGGTTGCACTACCATCAATCACACTCTTAAACGAGTCAGAGAACGCAGTGCCAATAGCTGTTGCGGCACTTGTGACTTGATTTATTGGATTAACCAGTTCAGCTAAATCTTCCTTTAGCTTGGCAATGTTTTGTGTTAATCCCTCGACAAGTGTTGGGTCTATTATTTGGCGATACTGGTCAAGACCTCTTGATTGCTGCTCAGGCGTTAGGCCAAGCCTTGGATCCTCCAGTCTTTCCCGCTCTCTACCAAGCAATACTTGGTTGTAGTCACCAGATGAAATCAGGCCCAACTCTCGTTGCCTGTCTAAGAACTGATCTTCAAAAGATCTTCTTTGCTTGTCTAGCTCGGCTGTTATCTCTTTTTCAAATTTCAGGCGCTCTACTTCTTGCTCTGTTAAAAGCGCCTCTTTCTCAATCCTTGCAAGCTGGAGATTGTTTTGATCGTCTAGTTGCTTGCTTTGAGCCCTTGCAACATCCAACCCTTTTGATTGAGCATTCACTATCTGTATCGCCCTTTGTCTTGTAAGTTCTTCAAGGCTTACGATAATCTGATTTACTTTTAACCTTTCCTGCTTCTGCTTTAAGGCAAAAACCTGCGCTTTATTCCCTTCAAACTCTGCTTTTAATATTTCAATTTCAATCGCTTTATTCTCCTTCAGTACTCTTAAAGCTGCATCGCGAGCAAAAGCCCCCTCTAACATGCTGAAATCGGCTCGCGCTGGCCTTTTGGTTTTCGTTTTGGTTTTCTCCTCTTCTTGCGCTCGCCTGCTAGTAGGCAAGTCAGCCTGTTTCCTAGCAACAGGGAAAAGCTCAAGCCTTAACTGAGCCGCTTGGCTTTCGGCTCTGACCAGAGCTTTGCTGAGAAACTCAAAGGCGTCATCCTTGCTAGTTCCTACGTATTGGCCCGCGCCAGGAATCCTTTCAGTCTCTATAGGCTTACCAGCCTGAATCCCTAAAACTCTGTTAATTTCAGACCTGATTAAATCAATCCTGCCAACTCCAGCAACTCCCCCACCTTCTAACTCATAGAGACGTGCATTCTTGCCTTTCCTGTCAACCCTGAGAAATTCATTTAATTTTGCAATTAAAGGGTTGAGATCGTTTATTGCGTCAATAGCAAACTGTTGAAATCCTGCGCCAATGTCTGCAAGTATTGGGCCAATAGCTAGCTGCAAGTTCTTAAGTGTTAGCTCCAGACGTGCGCCAGCCTCAGCTGGACTATTCGCTATTTCAGCAGCGGCATTTTTGTACTTATTGTTTATAAAATTAGCAAAATCAGTAACAAACTCTTCCGCGCTAACAGCTCCGGCTTTCAAGGCTTCGTCAAGCTGCTGGGTTGTCCGACCAGTTGCCTGAGCAAACAAAGAAAAAGCACCAGGCAATCTCTCACCGATTTGCCCTCGAAGCTCTTCGGCACTGACTTTTCCTTTCGACAGCACCTGCGTTGCTGCTAAAAGCACTCCATTTAGATCTTCAGTTGATCCACCTGTTGCTTTTGTCGCTGCCGCAAGGCCCCTGTAAAGAACTTCAAGCTCTTTCACTGTGTTCCCGTTTGCAGTACCAGCGGCAGCTAGTCGGGTGAAAGTGCGAGTTGTGTCCTTAATGCTGAAATTGAAATCTGTGCTTGCTTCTTCTATCGCGTTGAGCGAAAACTGATAATCAAGGCCAACTACGTTTTGCAATGCAATGCGTAATTTAGACACCTCTGCCTTGTACTCTGCTGTGCTCGTCGCTAGCTTCCTGAGCTGGCTGACCTGGGCTCCTATAGCGCCGCCAACCACAGCGCCAGGGAGTCCACCAAAAGCCGCGCCAGTTAAGGAGCCAATCGCACCTTCAGGCCCACCAAACACCCCAGCGCCTGCAACCGTGCCTGCAATTTGTGCGCCAGCTCTAAGTCTCCTGCCACGACCTCCGCCCTTGCCCTCCGCCTTGGCAAGCTTCTTGTCCAATTTGGCAAGCTCAACCCCCGCCTCCTTGAACTCTTTGCTCATAAGGTCTGCAGAGTCCCTTACAGCTAGGAATGCTTCTTTTTGCGTGCGAAGAGATTTTATTGAATTTGCGGCAAACCTGCCAACAGTCCCTTGAGACTGTTTTAGCGCCCTATCTATCTTTTCAATTTCATCCCTGGCTTCTTTGAACTCCTTACTGTTCAAGTCAACAGAACGCCTAAGCTGTTCAAACGCATCTCTTTGGGCGTTTAAGTTATTAATTGATTTGACAGATGATGCTTGAAGCTGTTTTAACTTTTGGAGTAATTCTGAAAAGTTGTTCTCAGCGCCGTCTACCTCAGCCGAAATCCTCTTCATCGAAGACTTGAGCTTCTCAAGTCCCTGAAGGCCATCAATCTGAGCCTTAATCTTTAAAACGGTCTCGTTATTTGCCATTACTTATCCGACTTGTTTAATTCTGAGAGGGCTGCGGCTTCCATCACCTGAAGTTCCTCCAGCATCTCACGGGGATTCTCTACATCATAAAGGGACATCAGTCCTGACGCACCAAGCAAAACCTCATACTTCAAGCCAACGTAACCTCCCATCGCGACAGTCCACTGCGTCTGCATTCGCAAGAACATCAATACTGTTTCCCAGTTTTCTTCCCATACTTCAAAGTGCTCTTCTTCGGGCACGGCCTGACGCTGCGGCTTTAATCCAAATGCCGCTGCATCATCACCACTTTTATCTTCTACCTTTTTCCCGCCTTTCGCCCAATACTCGACGGCGCCTTTTAGTTTCCCAGCTTGGCCCCCTCGAATGTCTCGGTGTAAGCCTGCAACACGCCGCGAATCCAATAAGCGTCATCGGCAAATTCTTTCATCGTTGCCTGACCGAACGGAACGGGCTTACCTTCTTCGTCCTCGATCCCCTCCCATCCAATCAATACCGACTTAAGCAAATCAAAATCGCCTTTGTCAGCAAGCTTCTGAAATTCAGATCTCGCTACTCGCTTAAACACCGCATCGAAAGTCGAAGTCTCAAACACGCCACCATCAGCAGGCTCTTCGACTTTTACAGGCCACTTAAAAGTTTTGACCTTTTTGCGAACGAAAGCCATTGAGCAGATTTAACTGCAATTAGCTTACAGCAATAAAAAAGGCCGTGCTCTCCAACACGGCCTCAGGAGCCCATCTCGTCAGATCAAGTGTACACCAAGCTGAACTCATCGTTTCCAGCAGTAGAGGGGATCGCGGTGTATGGGATGTTTAGCATCGCAATACCGTCTTGATCGCCATAACTCACGTCCCCGATGTCGATCTGGGTGCTAGCAAAATCAACGATGTTCCCAGCCGTGGTGCCATGCTGGAACGTCAAGTTACCCAGCGTGCCATCAGTCAAAGCAGCGGTAAAATAATCCTTCGTGGCAATCGAAATCATCTCGATGGTCACACTACCGCTTGCGTTGCGATCAGTGATGATCACTTCCTTGTCACAGCCAATCAACTCGCGGTAAACAACAGAATTTCCGATG